GACGATGGGCGCCCCGGAGGTGCCCGAGAACTCTGAGGATGAGATCCGGGAGCTGGCCGCGCTATCGGTGAAGAACGTGCTCGGTTTGGTTCGGGATTCGTTTACTCAGAACTTGTGTGTCACTGGCTATAAGTCGGCGTTGGCGCGGGAGAACGCTTCCGGGTGGGCGATGTGGCAGCGGAACCGTATGGATGCCCGACAGGCCGAGGTGCATCGGCCAGCAGTGACTTACGGCGCGGCCTATGTGATCGTGTATTCCGGCGATGAGGGTTCGGTGTGGAAAACCCGTTCCCCCCGGCAACTGCTCGCCGTGTATGAGGATCCGCAAGTTGATTTGTGGCCGCAGTACGCCTTCGAGCAGTGGATTGACTCCACCGACGCCCATCCCAGGTGGAAAGCCACCTTGTACGACGAGGAATACATTTACCCGCTGGACTTGGGGGAGATCCCTGCGTTGTCGACCCGCGAATATCAAACGCTGGTGGCCAGGGTTGCGAACATTTCGAACTTTGGCACCCCGATCCGCCATGGTGCTTCGAACTGCCCGGTTGTCAGGTTTGTGAACACTCGTGACGCCGACGACATGATCGTGGGCGAGATTGATCCGCTGATTCGGATGCAACGCACCCTCAACTCGGTGAACTTTGACCGCCTGCTGGCCTCCCGGTTCGGGGCTCACCCACAAAAGGTCATTACCGGCTGGTCTGGTACGGCGACGGATGTGTTGCGGGCGTCAGCGCGACGGGTGTGGGCGTTTGAGGACCCGGATGTGTCGGTGAACTCGTTCCCGCCGGCCGGGTTGGATCAATACAACTCGGTGCTTGACGAGATTATGAACCACATCGCGATGGCCGCCCAAATCAGTCCCGCGCAGGTGACGGGCAAAATGGTCAACCTGAGCGCTGAGGCCCTAGCCGCCAGCGAAGCCAATCAGCAGCGCAAACTCACCGCGAAACGCGATTCGTTCGGGGAGTCCTGGGAGCAGGTGTTTCGGCTGGCCGGCGAAATTGAGGGCGACACCGAAACAGCCATTGATACTGGCTCTGAGGTGCAGTGGCGTGACACCGAAGCTCGTGCGTTTGGCGCAATTGTGGACGGCATCACGAAGTTGGCCGCTGCCGGTATTCCCATTGATGAGCTGGTCGACATTGTGCCTGGTGTAACGCAGCAGAAGGTTCAGTCGATCAAGGATTCGTTGCGACGCAATCAGGCCAACCAGTTGGTGGCGGCGTTGCAGCAGGTGCCGGTGCAGCAGATGCCGGCGGCCCCGCCGAGCCCTTCCCCGGCGAACATGCCGTTGAGTAACGGTGCCGTCACCAACTGAGGTCGCCAACTTTCAGCGACTCTTGATCACCCTGACGGCTCAGGGCGCTTTAGCTGTCACCAACCTGTGGAACCAATACCAAAACGCGGACCCGAAAACACGGTGGGAAGCATTGCAGGAAGCGTTCCCGGAAGTGGTTGACCCATTCCTTGCGGCGGCGGTGGTGCTTTCGACAGAGTGGTATCGCAGCCTCGACCCGGAATCGACGTTCCCTGTTGAGCCGGTGCCGACCATCTCAAAGGATGCTTTAGCGGCCAATGCGACCTGGGCGTTAACGCAAGCCAATCCGCTTCCCAATCTTATTGGCAGTGTTGAGCGCCAGGTGTTCAACGCTTCGCGGGGAACGATCATCAGCAATGTTGAAACCGAGGGTGTCAAGTACGCCCGATATGCCTCAGCAACCGCGTGCTCATTCTGCCGAATTCTTTCAACCCGCGGCGGTGTGTTCGTGTCAGAACGATCCGCGACCAGGGTTGTTGGCCGGGGCCGGGACTTGTCAATGATGGAACGCCGGATGCGGGCAGCAGGAACACCGCTACCGTTTCGGCCCAGGTTTGATGAACGCGGCGCAGAAATCGACCCCAATGCAATATCGTTGGGCGGCTACAAACGGCGTGGATCAAAAAGCCGGGGCCGGTTTATTGCTGGCGGTTCAGGGCAGGTCCGCGGGTCGCAGAAACTTGGCGACAAGTTCCACGACAACTGCCACTGCGTAGCGGTGCCGGTGCGTTTCGGCCAGTCCTACGAGCCACCAGAGTTCGCGGCTGGCTGGGAACAGGACTACTTCGACGCCAAGGACGCCGCCGCAGAAGCAGGAAAAACCAAAGGCGAATTCGGCGCGATTGACATTGACGCGGTCATCAACGAGATGCGGAAATCACGCTATCCCGGCGAAAAGGATTTGCTCAACGCCGAGCGCCGCGCCCGCTACGCCGCGAAGAAAGCGGCCACACAAACTTAACGCCCACATCCAGCGGTCAATGGATGGGATAGAGCCGACGGGCACAAACGGGAAAGAGAGAAGAAAAAATGAGCGAAGAAAACATCAGCACCGAGGTCACACCGACCGACTTTGAACCCATCGTTTCCGAAGAGCAGTTGGAGAAACGCATCGGGGCACGGTTGGCACGGGAACGCGCCAAATACGCCGACTACACCGACTTGAAGACCAAAGCAGCAGAGTTCGACAAGCTGCAAGAGGCTTCCAAGTCCGAGGTGCAGAAAGTGTCGGAACGGATGGCCCAGCTCGAAAAGGAGTTGGAGTCCGAACGTTTCAACAACGTACGCACCGCGGTGGCATCCGCCAAGGGTGTGCCGGCGCACAGGATCAGCGGCAGCACAGTTGAAGAACTGGAATCGTCCGCTGAAAGCTATTTGGCTGAAGTGTCGGAGTTGTCGAAAGCTCAAAAGCCGAAGGCCACGTCGTACAAATCGGGTGCTACCGGCTCAGATAGCCGCATGGATCCGAAAGCGAAATCGGCGGCCATGATTCAACAAATCTTCCGCTCAGGCGGATAAACACAAACACCTCTTTGAAAGGAGCGTGATCACGTGAGCATTTCACGTGCAGAAGTTTCAACAGCGATTCAGGAAGCGTATTCGGACACTCTGTTGGCCGCGGCTGTCGCCGGGTCCACCGTTCTGAGCGCGTTTCCGACCGTCAACCTGGGCACCAAGCTGACCCACCTTCCTGTTCTGGCGACCCTGCCCGAAGCGGGCTGGGTGACGGAAAACGCCGACTCGACCGGTGTCAAGCCGGTCAGCGAAGTGACCTGGCAGGACCTGACCATGGTGGTCGAGGAGCTGGCTGTGATTGTGCCCATCCACGAGGATGTGCTCGCTGACGCCACCGCCCCGATCCTGGAAGAGGTCACCAACCGGGCCGGTGAGGCCATCGGCAAGAAGTTGGACCAGGCCGTGCTGTTCGGTGTGGGCAAGCCCGCCTCGTGGGTTTCGGCCGCGCTGTATCCGGCGGCGTCGTCGGCTTCGCAGACCGTCACCTACAGCTCGGGCAACGCGAACATCGCTGACCTCGTCGGTGGCGTCACGCAGGCCAGCCGTCAGGTCGCGGCGGCGGGTTTCCAGCCGGACACCCTGCTGGCCCCGCTGACGTTCCGCTACGACGTCATCAACGTTCGTGACTCCACCGGTCAGCCGGTGTGGCGCGACGAGCAGTTCGCCGGCTACAACACGGTCCTCAACCGCAACGGTGCGTGGACTGGTGCCGGTGTGCAGGCGATGGTGGCCGACTCCACCCGCATCCGCATCGGTGTCCGCCAGGACATCACCGTGAAGTTCCTCGATCAGGCCACCGTCGGTTCGGTCAACTTAGCTGAACGCGATATGGTGGCCCTACGGTATAAGGCCCGCTACGCATACGTCTTGGGACGTAGCGCAACGTCGCTGGGTGCTAACAAGACCCCAGTGGCCGCTCTGGTGAACTCGGGCTCGTAGCAATGGCGTATGCGACGTCGTCTGATGTGGTGGCCGCTCTCGGGCGGTCACTCACAGCAGCCGAATCGGTGGCGGTCAGCAATCAGCTTGACCAGGCCACCGATCTGGTGATCGGCTACCTGAACACTGAACTGGATCCGGTTCCGGGTCCGGTTGTTCGGGTGGTCGCCACCATCGTCGCTGCCGTGTTTACGAAACCGTCGATCACGGTTGCAGACTATGACGCCAGCGGCTACTCCACAGCGCGGGAAGCCGCTGGCGTCTATGTCGGCACCGAATCAGCGACCACGTCCGGGCCGTGGCTCACCAATGCGTTGAAGCAACGGTTGGCCCCGTACCGAATCTCGTACCGGGCTATTGGTGTTCTGTCCGAATACGGCTCCTGATGTCACAAATCAAGTTTGTGAAAAAGCCGGGCGCCGAACGCAAGATCCGCTACTCCGGGCCAGT